CCAACTGAATGCCGGATACCTCTCGCCCTACTTCATGACCAACCCCGAGACAATGAAATGCGAATATGAAGATGTTCAAATCGTGCTCTGGGAAGGGAAATTATCATCTGCTAAATCTCTTGTGCCCTTGCTAAATCAGGCGAACCACGGACCACTCTTAATCATTGCCGGGGACTATGAGGCGGAAGCGATTGCCATGCTGGCCACCAATCGGATCAAACGGGGGCAGCAGGTCTGTGCGGTGACTACGGGCGCCTTTGGTGACCGCCGCAGAGAACTACTCCGCGACCTCGCGGCGGTCACCGGGGCTACAGCCTTTACGGAAGATGTGGGTAAGAAAATCGAGAACATCATCAGCGCGGAATTCGGTCATGCACGAAAAGTCTCTGTAGACCAAAACAAGACTCTCGTAATCGGCAATGGCATTCAGCCCGAGGCGCGCATTGCTGAAATTCGTAAACAGATGGCCGCTAGTTTTGGAGTTGAGCAAGCGCAATTGCAGGCACGTCTCGCGGGCCTCATGGGCGGAGTTGCCATCATCAAAGTCGGAGCCGTGACGGAAGTAGAGATGAAGGAAAAGAAGGACCGCGCGGAAGATGCGATGTACGCAGTCAAAGCAGCGGCAGATGAAGGCGTGGTGATCGGCGGAGGTATGGCGCTGATCCAGGCATCGAAGGAAGCGGCGACACGAAGCAACGTGACAGATTCCGGGGCATTGCTCGTTTTGAATGCTTGCGCTGCTCCCGCATGGCAGATTGCGGCGAATGCCGGGATAAAGTTTCCGCTGGCTGATCCGCTTGAAGGCGTTGGATACAATGCAGCCACGAATCAGGTTGAGGATTTAATGAAGGCCGGGATCATAGACCCTGCCAAGGTAGTCATCGAAGCCCTTAAGAATGCCGTGAGCGTGGCAGGCATGATCCTGACGACCGAGGCGATGGTTGCGGAAGAGTTGGTGGAAAATGGGAGTTGAATTCTTCCCCGCCTCGGATCGTTATCTAGTGGCGGTCATTGACCAGGAGCACATGTTGGAAGGCGTCCTGCTGCCAGATTCCGCAAAAAAAGACATGCTGGCCGGTAAGATCCTGGCCGCTGGGCCGCAAACGGTAGAGTACACAAAAGCCGATTTCGTTCTCTTCGGGCCGTGGGCAGGTAAGGAAATTCAGCTTGAGGGTGTACCATTCAGACTATTACGCGAAGAAGAGATTGACGGGAAGGTAGTCTATGACGCAGGGACCAAATCCAAAGGCGCTTGATGCGCTCGGCAGTCTGAAGGTTCGGCGCGAATCAGCAGAGTCGGCAGAGTATATGGAGTTGCCGAAAGCGTTAAAGGGCGGGGATTGTGAAAAGGTCGAAGTTGACGGCGGTGTCAGTCCGGAATTGGGCTGCTGTGACCGATTTGAATTGGCCAACAATGCTCCGAAACAATTTCGATGTGGGACTTGCGAATATTTCATTCCTTCGGGTGCGTGATGGCATATAAAGACCTCGCAAAACGGCGAGAATGTGTGCGACGGTGGAATCAATCTCATCCCAGTGTAGTTGCAGCTGCGGTTGAGCGTTACCGCGCTAAAATAAAGAACGCTGTAATTTCAGCGTATGGTGGACAGTGTAGATTGTGTGGCTGCACAGATAATCTAGAACTCCATCACATCCATCATGATGGAGCAAAACATCGTGATGAAGTCGGTCAATCAATTCATATCTATCGGTGGGCGTTCAAACATGGATTCCCTCAAGATCGTTTGGAACTCCTGTGCCGCGACTGTCACAGAACCCAACACCCGATGGAACGTAATGATTCTGGACAGTTCACTAGGCCAATGAAAGTTGGTTCCCATGTCAAACCGGCTTGAAAAAAAAGAGATTGAGATTCTTCGCCAAATAGAGGAAGATGCAGATGAACAGGTCAGGCTCGACCGCGAGATTCTTGCGCGCCTCGGACCTCCTAAGCTCAGTTTTATCAAAATCAAATTTGGAGGCACCATGCAAGGACCGGTTACTCTCACAGTCGGCCAGAAGACCAAAGCGACAGTCGTTGGCTTCGATCAGAACGGCGCAGTGTTCACTGGCACGATTCCACCCGTCACCTACACTCTCGATAACCCTGCATTCGACTCCTCGACTCCTGACGGATCGAACGGCGATGACATCGTTTCACTCGCGGCAGGTGTCGCAAATCTGACCGCTGCATTGACGACCGCTGAAGGTGTGGCGCTCACCGACACTGAGACAATCACCAATACGGCAGTGGTCCAGAAACTGTCTAGCATAAAGATTGACTTCTCCACTCCCGCCTAGTCAGCGCGGGGCCGCAGGGGGCGAAATGGGCACGGTCCTGATACGTGCCCATTTTTCATTTCCCAAATCCCGCCAATCGTAAGATAATCCTTCCATGCAGCCGCCTACACTCGATAAGGCCCTCAAGGGTTTGTCCAAACCCGGTACGGGGACAAAGAAGAAAGTTCTGGATCTGAGCGGCAAGGGCAAATTGAAGCCGAAGGGATAGATCATGGCCGGAACTCGGGTATTGACCGCCGTATCGCTGACTGCTGGCACGCCCACTCCGGTTGTGACCGGTGCTGTGACGGCGGCAGTCAGTTTCTCGATTGCAAACAATATTGCCACGATTGTGATGGGCTCATTTCCGGCGCGAGGCTACAATCCCGGCACATATCCGTCAGGCGGGGCCCAGGGTGGAGTTCCTGCGGGTGGCGATCAGGTTACGCTGTGGGGCTTCACTACGGCGACCTATTTCAACGGCAAGACCGTATCAGTCATTGCGAACAACCCAGCAGCGAACTCATTCAGTTTCAACTTCACGAATGCGAATGTGTCTTCGACCGCAGATGCTGGAAATACTGCTGTGTCTCCAGTACAGCAATATCGCTCGGTGCGTCTTGAAGTGGATCAGGCAGCGGGCGCTGCTAAGGTTTTTGTGGGAGATCTTAATGTGTCTTCGACGCGCTACGCGGAGTGCCTGACGCTTACGGGGCAGATTGCGGTTACGATTCAAAGCGGCACGATCCCAGCTGAGCGCATCATGCTCGACACGTCGGCGACCGGCACGAAAGTGCAAGTTTCATTGCAGTATTGAGAGCCTGAATTTAACAGGCCGGGGATCATTATGCGTTGGTGCGTGCTTTTTCTTTTTGTTGCTTCTCTTTTTTCTCAAGCCCAGACGACAACAACAACTCAACCAGGTGCAGGTGGCGGATCATCGTTTTCTGGTGGGGCAGCAGGAGCAAGTTTTCAGGACATCACAGAAATTGCTGCACCAGCCAATCCAGCAGCAGGGGTAGAACGGGTCTATTCCGATAGTACAACGCATCTTCTGACTTGCCTGCGCTCATCTGGTGCAAGTTGTTTTTCTGCTGGTGGTTCTATCGCCTTTAGCGCCATTACTTCTGGTACGAATTCAGCTCCTGCTGCAATGGTTGAAGGGGCTGGATCGAGCTTGGTGACCGCTTCGACGGGTCAGGTTACTGCAAATGGTCAATTCTTAACGACGGGCGGCGTTGGCGGGGTTCCGATTCCTACCAATCTTTCGATCAGCGGTAGCCAGACAGGCGGCAACCTCGCCAGCGGCCATACAATCTACATCAAGGCCACGTTTTCGATTGGAGCTGCGGAGAGCTTTCCAAGTCTGGAACAAAATCTCCCTGAAGCAAATGCAGCTATTGGTTGTAACAGCGGCACCGTCTGCCAGATAACCATTGCGGGACCAACATTCTCCGCTCCCATAACCGGATGGACTCTCTACGATGTATTCGACACTCCAGGGGGTGAGTTAAAGCAGGCCGCCCTGAGCAATTGCGTCAATCTGGCTTCCGGCGTGAATTGCGTCATCAATACGCTGGGTGCAGGAAGTGCCCCCCCCGCCACGCAGAGTCCGACTGTTCTCCCGTCTCCGCTTGGGACTAGCTATTGTAGCTCCCAGGGTCAGCCTTTCCAGTACATACTGAAATCGGATGGACTGTACCATGCAACAGCGATGGTTGACGAAATCTCAACGGTCACGCAGGCCCCGAATGGACCGATAGTCGGAGGCCAACTTCACTGGTGTGATCACCAGATGTGGGATGACAGCGGATACCTAGGTGGGAATCTCAACCCAGGGGGAACTGGCGGGCGAGCGTCGGCTTGGACGTTCTTCCATGTGTCTGGCATAAACAACGGCCAAGGGTGCTGCCCGACAGGGAGCAATCAAGATGATCGTAGTTTGTCGTTATTTAACCAAGATACCGTAGGGGACGCCAGTGTCAGGACGGGAATGCAGATCGGGATTTATAACGAGAGCGGGATCATCGGCCATCCGGCAATGCAAGGGGGTGTCGGATTGAATCCCGCGTTCACCAACGGGGCAGTCCGTTCTAACTGTTACGTCAATAGTGATCAAAACAACTTCGCGGCTACTGGTCCTTGGGGTTGTCATCAGGCACACTTGGAACTTGACAATGGGCATCTCGTGGGCGGCACAAGTGCGGCGATGACCGCCATAGTTCAGATCAATGGAGCTGACAATACGCACGTCCTTCAGGCGGCTGGCATAGCGGGGTACTACTCTCAGCTTGCGAGCCAAATTTGCTCCAACTGCCTTACCGGAACTTACGCTAGCTACTGGGCCGCTCCGCCAATCAGTTTCGCTTCGACTAGCCTTAATCTCGGGTACTATCATGCTGGTTTTTCATCCGCAACATCAGTCGGTTTTCGGTCCGACCAAGATGGCACTGCCGGATCACTAGCATTTACAGCGACCAATGCAGCGAGTACGAGCCAGTTCGGAAGAGTCCAATCTGTCCGCTACAGTGCTGACATCGCAACGACGCTCGTAACCGGAGATTTTGTTCTCAGTGCTGGATGGGGGACGACAGCATCAATCGCGATTACAAATGCAAAATCAAAAGATTCGGCAGCTATTGTTACTGTGACCTCGGCAGGTACAGGGCAAGCAGCTAACCCAACAATTGCTTTTACTTTCCACGATGGTACGTGGACCAATACGCCAGCGTGCATTGCTCTTCAAAGTGGTGGAAACGATATTTTCGGAGACAGCACGACTACTGTCAGATCTGCAACGGCTCAGACGTGGCAATGGAATGCTACCCCGACCGCAACTAAAACTTACGAATTCACAATTACTTGCACAGGAACCTAATCATGCGAAAACTAGCTTTCTTGTTGATCTTCGCTACGGTCCTAATGGCTCAGACTTCGGATGCTCCTACTGGGCGGAATCACCCACTTGTCTTGACCGTTACCGGGAATACCGGGGCGCACGGAGCGACTACGGTATTTACCGCACCCGCAACTGGGGTTTACACGGTTCATTGGACCTTGCGGACCACTACGATCGCCGCTACCTCCGGGACGCTCACTGCCCTCACGTTTGCATGGAACAACGGCAGCGCCATGAGCCGAAACGCGCTGCTGATCGGACCACAGGTGCTCGACCTGACTAGCCTCGTGAGCGTGGGTTTGACTAGCGCTGAGGTTACCGGAGTCCAGTCGATGTTCGTGACCTCAGGCACAGCGGTAACTTGGGCAACGACGGTGGGGGTAGCAATTGTAGGATCACCACAATATACCGCTGAATTTCGTGTTGTTGCCTTGAATTAGATGGCCGAAGAATTTTCTGAACGAACTCTCGCCTTAATCGACCACATGTATCTTGGCTGTGAAGTCCTTGGCATGGACTTCCAGGAAGTGCCTCACAGATTCCTTTTCTCATTCTTCATTCAAAAAGACCCCTATGAAGAAACCCCGGTCTATGATCTCGCCCAGGGCGTCAAGAAGCGCATGATCCTGTGGCCGCGCGGCACATTCAAGACTTCAGCTATGATCGTTGAGATTGTGCAGTTCATTCTGAACTATCCCAACATTCGCATCTGTTTTCTTACTGGCGGGGATACCCTCGCAAAGCGCCAGCTCGCGCGTGTAAAAAAAGTATTCGAACATCCCAGTGCTAGATTCAAAGAACTGTTCCCTGAATTCTGCATCAACCCACGGCTTCGCAGGCAGCTCGGGAATGCCCATGAGTTTACCGTACCCTGCCGAACGAATGACACGCTGGCAGAGCCAACAATGTCCATTTCCACGGCCAAGAGCGTCAAAGCAGGGTCACACTATGATCTGATCTGCGTAGATGATCTGGTCAATGAAACCAACTACAAATCGGACAAAGCTCTCCAGGACTGCATCCAGAATTACAAAGACATCTGCCCACTACTTGCTCCTGATGGCTATATGTACATCACAGGCACTCGTTACTCGTTTGGTGACCTCTATGAAGACATCCAGGCGAAAGCCAAGAAGGAAATGGCTGCGACTGGGGAACGGACGTGGATGTTTTCCATTCTTCCCTGCTGGGTCCGCTACTGCCTGAACTGCGAGCAGCATTGCCACAAGCGTGATATTGATCATCTCTGGGAGAAGAATGCAACCGAACCGACTTGCATGTCTTGCAAGTGCAAAGGATGGCAGGATTCGGGCCTCAAAGACGTTCTCTTCCCGCGATTCCGTTGTCGTGACGGGCGCACGGAAGGCCATACAATAAAATTCCTCGAACAGCAACGGCGAGAACTCGGGGATGAGTTCTTTGCGAATCAGTATGAGAACAACCCGATTGCCAGCGGCACGCAGACGTTCACGCCGGAATTGCTTGCCAAGCAAACCCTATTTCAGTTGGCAGACTTGCCAACTGGTTTGCAGTGCCCGACATTCTTTGTTGGTGATCTCGGCTATGCAGGCGCCTCGGATTCACGGGACATGAGCGTGTTTTTTGTCTGCCGGTACTGGCAGGGGCAGATTTTTGTGATTGATTGCCTTGCTGGGAAGTGGGGTGCCACGGATGTTTGCGAAAACCTTTTTATCGGAGTGCTCAAATACCGGCCGGCAATGATCTGGATTGAAGGATTCCCGGCATGGGAGGCTTTTAACACTGTTTTGGAGATGTTCGCGCGCAACAAAAACATTCAGCGCTTCCCGGTCGAATGGTTGCAGCTCACCTATCACAAGGATGCGAAGAAAATCCGCATGGGGACCGTGCAAGTCCCGCTGAAAGAGCGCCGTTTGTGGCTTTATGCAGGGATGCCCTATTATGAACGGCTCTGTGAAGACCTTTACCGCTGGCCGAAACTCGGGAAACACGATGATTTTGGAGATTGCCTCGGCTTGGTCGTTTCCGTTCCTACCGGCTATCAATTGGAAGCACTCCCGCGGGCTATGGACAGTTCAAAATCATGGCTTCGCAAAATTCACGAGCCCAAAGAGGACAGTTCAAGCTATGATGCCCGTATAGCAGGCTCGTTCTAATGCCACCATTCGAGCATGTCAGTCAAATTCGGATCTTAGACCTTCCCGGAGCCATTGATCCTGGCCAGCAGGCCCTCCCTTTACAGCCCAAAGACGTAGGATTTCAGGATCAGGAGCGGGATGACCGCTCCATGCTCACGGAAGCGGTGCAAAACCGCCTTCTATCGGAGTCCTTCGAAGCCTCCCGCGGGCTCATTGGCACTTGGAACCTTGCAGAACTCATGCTGAGGGCTTATGTTGAGCCCGTAAAGTGGAAAGGCTCAGACCAATTCCGCTCCCATCTTGGGATGCCAATCGTTGCCGAGCATTTTTACTCGCTTCTGTCGGTCATTCAGCAAACCCTCTTCGCCGGTTATCGCCCTTTCCAGATTGATCCTGCCGCAGGGACTTCGGTTGACGCCGCGGCAGCTCAGGAAGCCCTGATTACCGCACAGATGAAGAAGTGCGGCTTCAAGGGTGGTTCCATCAAGCAGGAAATTCGGCACATGAGCTACGACTGCCTGCTTTACGGGACCTGTTGCGCGATTGCCGGCTGGCAGCGGAAGAAAAAAGAGATTCTGAAGAAAAGGCCAAAGCAAGCTGGTACTACGTTGCCCGCATCGGGCGGCACGGTCGATGTTCCAGCCGCAGAAGAGGATGATGTTGAAGAATACGTCCACAGCACACTGGAAATCAACGAGCCCACTCTTGAGCATATTCCTATACGACGAATCCGCGTTGCGCCCGATTGCCGGCGCGGAGAAATTAGTACTGCTTCGTGGCGTGGACGGCTCATTTATCTCAGTTCTTACGACCTCGACAACCTACGGGATATTGAGGGCTACGATATACCCACGCGGGAACAATTAGTTGCCCTGACGACTCCGCAGAAGATGGATTCGACTTCCACGAATCCGATGGATACGCAAGGGGCGAACACTTCAAACCCCATTTTCCAGCAGACGACCACGCCGCAGAAAGCCTACCCGGAAAACTATCAGGACGGCGGCACAGTAGACCCACTGGCCAAGAAATTTGAGGTCTTTGAGTACGTGACCGACACGCGGATCGCATGGGTCCTCGAAAACCAATACTGCTTAACGAATCGGCCTCACAACAATGAAGTTAAATATCTCTCATGCGTGTTCCGCGAGGCCCCTGACTCGTTCTACGGCTATGGTCTTGGTTTCTGGCTCACTGACTATCAGCGCATCGCTCAGGGCGTGGTCAATGCCTTCTTCGACGATCTGAACCTGAATCTCATGGGCACATACACGAGTCCTGCCGGCTTGAATAACACGGCCCAGGCACAGTGGATTTTCCCTGGAAAAGTATTCAAGTCGGACGGTCAAAACAAAGTTGAGCCGATGACGCGCAATACTATTAACGCTCAGGAGCCCCTAGCGGTGATCCAGCAGATTCGGGAGTGGGCAACATTGCTCACTTCCGCAGGTGTGACGGCGCAAGGAAGCAATCCAGGGCAGGCTGGGACCATGCGAACTCCAGCAGGCGTCAATCTGATGGCATCAGGCGAGCAGATGAAGACTCAGGATCTGATTGACCAACTTTCGGACAATATCTTCGTGCCCTGGATCGAATTCTGCATTGAAATGAACGGGAAACTAAAGCCCAGCCAACTCAAGATGATGCTGTCGCAGGAACTCGGGGAAGCATTCAAATCCACGCCGCTGAATGTCATCAATGGCGATTACAAAGTGGTGATCTCCGCAGGCGCGAAGTTGCAGGCTCGGCACACGATTGAGCAGATGACAGGATTTATTTCTTCGTTGATCCAGGCACCGGGCACGGTTGAGATGCTGGCACAGCAGGCAATGAAGTTCGACTTCAAGAATTTCTTTACTGCATTCCTCGACGCTTCGGGCTATCCGTACCGCGAGAACATCATCGTTCCTATGACAGATGATGACAAGCAGCGGTATGCAGCAGAGCACGCCCAGCCGCCAAACGATATTGCAAAGATTCGAGCACAAGGGGAAGTGAAGAAATCAGTGGATAACAATCAGGCCGAAAATCGAATGCTTTTGCAAGTCGGAAAGCACATTACCGACGTTCACGGCATGACCGTGGAACAGGATGCGGCCATGCGTGCGGAACGGCAGGCACAAATTAAAGCCGATCAGGGCGAGACAGGAGCGGTATAATTCACGGCATGAACGGGCCTGAACCATTCACCCCGCGCACCACGGAAACAATCGAGCGTGCCAATAGGTTCCTCGCATTCCGAGATTCTCCAGCCTTCCATGAAATCTTCCGCCTTTCGCAGTCGCTTGTGGATACTGCTACTGCTGCGCTTGTGGATTATCCTGGCTGGGACAAAGATCAGATCGCAGTTCTCAAGGCGCGGGCGCAAGCGGCGAAAGAGCACCATGCGCTGATGTTCTCGAGCATTCAGGAGACAATCAATCTTGGGGTTGCAGAGGCAGCAAATTCTCTGTCAGCGATCGAAGCCTCGGATAAATTGCGGGATCAAGTTCTAAGGAAAATGGACTCGGAAAGCCGAGTGCCTGGGAGTTACTGATGCCAGAAACGAAAACAGAAGAACAGAAGTTCACGCCAGAAGCCGAGAAGGCAATTACTGAGGCCACGTCCTCAGATCAGATTCGTGACCTTGCTCTCGCACAGCCGCGTGATGAAAAAGGAAAATTCGTTGCGAAGGATGATACAGCGACAACGGCGGCCAAAACTGAGGTCAAGACAGAAGAACCAACGGTTGTCAAAGATACCTTCCTGATCGGCGGCAAGCCGGTTGAGTTCACCGGCG